CCTGCTGTACCTAAAGCTGAAGAACCAAAAGCCGAAGCACCAAAGCCTGCTGTACCTAAAGCTGAAGAACCAAAAGCCGAAGCACCAAAGCCTGCTGTAGCAACCAGTGAAAAACCCAGTATTGAAGAGCACTTTAATAAAATTTCTTCAGCAATAACCCAACAAATGGATCAGTTTAAGAATATTGTTGGACCTAATGCTAAAACAACAGAAAGTTATACAGTAAACGGCAAGCCCGCTGATAAAGCCACATACGACAAATTCATGTCTGATCATCCAGACTTAACAAAAATACAAGAAAAGCTAACGCAACCCTATGCTGATTTAATGAAAATGATGCCAGAGTCCAATGCGTTATCTGGACCTACTAGCAATTTTAAATCAACACTAGACAACATACAATCAAAAATTCCTGCCCCGGAAGATAAAAAAGCAGAGCCAAAAACCGAAGCTCAGCCTAGAGACTCACAAGAGCAATTGCATTTAATGAGTCAACAGTTAACAAAATTAGATACTATTATCAACACATTGACTAAGTCTAACACCATTAACAACAAGATATTACAACGACAATCTTAATAGCTAAATATACAACTATGCCCACATCAGACGGAAAAAACAGTAGGAATGGATCCTGGAGAAAGTATTTCAAGGTCGCTAATACCAATCAATTAGGACAAATGAGTCCAATTTCTGGTAAAAACAATTTTGGATTACCAGGATATAATCGCGCGAACGCTGATTTTGATTCAGGATTAGCAAATGAATTTGCTTTCCGCAACTATGCTAGTCGTTTACCAGAGGTTTATTCAGGACATCCTAACAGGCTAGAACGTTATAACCAGTATGAAAACATGGATTGCGACAGTGAAGTCAATGCGTGTTTGGATATTATTGCTGAATTCAGCACACAAACCAATGAAGACAATGGTACTCCGTTCAATATAAATTTTGTAGGCAAACCCACTGATCACGAAGTAGAAATAATAAAAAAACAGCTACAGCAGTGGAGTAAACTGAATAAATTAGATCAACGCATATTTAAATTATTTCGCAATACCATAAAATACGGCGATCAGGTATTCGTGCGCGATCCGGAAACATATGAAATGTACTGGGTAGACATGATTAAAGTAGCACGTATTATTGTAAATGAAAGCGAAGGCAAACGTCCAGAACAGTATATTGTTCGCGATATAAACCCTAACTTCCAAAACATGTCTATGGCAGCAAAAACAACGTCAGATTACTATGTCAGTCGTTCAACAGGATCTGTCACCACAGGCAATAACTACAACTCACCAAATGGCGGAGGTGGAGGAGGTGGTTCCGGAAACAGTAGATTCACGCAAGCAATGAATGAAACTTGTTTAGATGCCAAGCATGTGGTCCATTTGAGCTTAAATGAAGGTTTAGATTATTTTTGGCCGTTTGGACAAAGCATTTTAGAAAATATTTTTAAAGTTTACAAGCAAAAAGAATTATTAGAAGATAGTGTTTTAATTTACCGTGTACAACGTGCCCCAGAACGCAGATTATTTAAAATTGACGTGGGAAATATGCCAAGTCACATGGCCATGGCTTTCGTAGAACGTGTTAAAAACGAAATGCATCAACGTCGTATACCCACTTATGCTGGCGGTGGGGCCAGTATGATGGATGCGAGTTATAACCCTCTTTCTGTAAATGAAGATTATTTCTTCCCACAAACCTCAGAAGGACGTGGATCTTCAGTGGAAGTATTGCCTGGTGGTCAAAATCTAGGTGAAATTGATGATTTAAAGTATTTTAATAACAAAATGGCACGTGGATTACGTGTACCTAGCAGTTATTTACCAACCGGACCGGACGATAGCTCACAACCAATGAGCGATGGTCGAGTTGGTACTGCTTTGATACAAGAATTTAGATTTAACAAATACTGTGAACGTTTGCAAAAGCTGATTATGCAAAAGTTAGATGATGAATTTAAAATGTTCATGAAGTGGAGAGGATTTAATTTAGATGATGGATTATTCAATTTACAATTATGTGAACCGCAAAACTTCGCCAGTTATAGACAAAGTGAATTAGACACCGCAAGAATCAGCAATTTCTCATCAGTTGAACCGTTGCCTTACATGAGCAAGCGTTTTTTACTTAAACGTTATTTGGGATTAACCGAAGAAGAAATTGTAGAAAATGAAACATTGTGGAGAGAAGAACGCGATGTAAGTGACCAATTACAAGCTCAAGGACAAGATTTGCGCAATGTCGGTGTCACTCCTGCTGGTATGGATGCTGATTTAAGCACAGGCGATGAATTAGCAGGTAGCGAACTAGGTGCAGCAGAACCAGACGCAGGTGGCGGTGCTGAACCAGCGGCGGCTCCGGAAGGACCAGCGGGTGCGGCACCAGGTGGCTTATAATTTTTAAATTTGAATAAATAATACACAATGATTTTAAACGAACTCTATGATAAAACACCAGAAGCGTATCAAAACCCTGCTGATGATAATTCACAACCACAAATGGGTGAATTACGTAAAAGTCGTTTGACTTTAGCACAGATACACAAGTTGAGATTAATGAATGATCAGCGTCAAGTTGAATCAGAAGCAAAATTAAAATACATTAAAATGCAATATGCTCCACCTCCTGAACCTGCAATGTAATAAAAATTACATAAAAAACTCTTAAAAACCAGCTTAATCGGCTGGTTTTTCATTTATTTTGTAAATATTATACCGAGCCATTATCTTAAGGAGAAATTTTAATGACACAGAAAACCAAATTTGAATCGTTGATAGAATATGTCATCAACGATGACGAACAAAAAGCACGTGAACTTTTTCATAACATCGTTGTGGAAAAAAGTCGCGAAATTTATGAATCACTCATGAATGAAGAAGAGCAAGAAGAAGAGTCAATCGAAGAAGACGAAGAGCAAGAAGAAGAATCCGTAGAAGAAGGATTCGGCGGTAGTTCCGGTAGCTCTAGCGAAGATCTTATGCATGAAGTTGACAGCGAAGAATCTGGCGTAAGTGAAGATGAAGAAGAAAGCTTCGGCGACGAAGGCGAAGAGGAAGGCGAAGAGGAAGGCGAAGAAGAAGAAAGCTTCGGAGACGAAGGCGAAGAAGGCGGCGATTTCGGAGACGAAGGTAATGAAGTTGAACACGACATTGAAGACCGCGTTATTGATCTCGAAGACAAACTTGATGAATTAATGGCTGAATTCGAAGCTTTAATGGGCGACGAAGGCGGTGAAGAAATGGCGGGCGACGAAATGGGCGAGCCAGGTGGTGATGCGTTTACTGATGATGATACCAGCGAATTCCCCGATGAAGGTATGCCAATGAGCGAGAATGTTAGCTTGGACAAAGTAACAGCTCCTACACACGGTGACAACGGAGCCAATCCAAAAAGCCCAACACGCTTTAACAGCGGTGCTCAAGGCATGTATGGTAAGCCAGTAAGAAATGTAGCCAGCGAAGCTAATCCAGACGGAACTGGTTCTTATAAAAAGCCTAGCAATGAGTATAGCAAAGGTGAAGGCAGTTTACCATCAGCTGGAAAATTTAAAAATGTTCCCGCTAAAGGTACAAGTGCTAGCAAATTAGAAGGAACTCCAAAACCTGTGACCGCACAAGCCAGCGGTGTAAACACAAAGAGTCCTTTGCCAAAGGCATAAAAAGAAGATATGGCTCGAAATACATATCTCCGAGAGCAGTTAAGCTTTACTCAGGCAAAGGTTGAACTTTTGTCCGAGGAAGCTGCCGACGGATCAGGAAAAAGCCTTTACATGAAGGGTATTTGTATTGAAGGCGGAGTGCGCAATGCAAATGAAAGAGTTTATCCAGTACATGAAATTGCCAAAGCCGTTGAAACCATCAACGAACAGCTTAAAGGCGGACATAGTGTACTAGGTGAAGTTGATCACCCTGACGATTTAAAAATTAACCTAGACCGCGTAAGCCACTTGATTGAACACATGTGGATGGAAGGCAATTGCGGATATGGTAAATTGAAGATATTACCTACGCCAATGGGACAGCTGGTTAAAACCATGTTAGATTCCGGTGTAAAATTAGGTGTTAGCAGTCGTGGATCAGGAAACGTCAACGACAGCAACGGACATGTCAGTGATTTCGAAATAGTAACAGTAGATGTTGTGGCTCAACCATCAGCCCCAAATGCTTACCCAAAAGCCATTTATGAAGGACTTTTAAACATGAAACACGGACATAAATTGTTTGACATAGCCAAAGAAGCTAGTCAAGACAATAGAGTACAGAGGCATTTAAAAACGGAAGTAATGAAGTTGATAAATGATCTCAAGATTAAAGGGAATTAAAATGCTAGACTCACTAAAAACGTTAGTAGATAGCGAACTGATCAACGAGGAAACTCGTCAAGAGATCAATGAAGCTTGGGAAACCAAGTTAATTGAAGCTCGCGAACAGGCTCGCGCCGAACTCCGCGAAGAGTTTGCTCAACGATATGAGCATGACAAAACAGTGATGGTAGAAGCCCTAGATCGTATGGTTACAGAAAGTATCACACAAGAAATTCAATTGATTCAAGCTGAAAAGCAAGCATTGGCTGAAGATCGTGTTAAGTTCCAACGCAAGATTAAAGAAGACGCCAAAAAGTTTAACAATTTTTTAGTAGCTAAACTTGCCGAAGAATTAGGTGATTTACGTAAAGACAGAAGAGCACACAACGAAAGCGTTAAGAAATTAGAAGGTTTTGTTGTAAATGCTTTAGCTCGTGAAATTCAAGAATTTGCTAAAGATAAACGTGATGTCGTTGAAACAAAAGTCCGCTTAGTTGCTGACGCACGTAGCAAACTTGAGTCATTGAAAACTAGATTTGTAAAAGAATCTGCCGCTAAAATGACCGAGGCTGTTAGCCATCATCTCAAGGTGGAATTAAGTCAATTAAAAGAAGACATTAAAGTTGCTCGCGAGAATAACTTTGGTCGTAGAATTTTTGAAGCATATAGTGCGGAATTTGGTGCCACTCACTTAAATGAAAAAGCCGAAGTTCGTAAACTAAAAGAATCAATTGCTCACAAAAATACTAAATTGGCAGAAGCCATTAAATTCACTAAGAAAGCAAAAGTCTTAGTTGAATCCAAGGAACGTGAAATACGTATAATCAAAGAATCCAATCAGCGTACCAAGCTAATGGATGATTTGTTAAGTCCTTTAAACGAGGAAAAACAAGAGATTATGCGTAGTTTACTTGAAAGCGTACAAACTACAAGATTGAAAAACGCTTTTGAAAAGTATCTTCCAGCAGTTTTAGAAAATCGTTCAGTAAAAGCTAAACCAGCAATTACCGAAACATTAACTGAAGCAACTGGTGATAAGTCTGTCCGTAGCCAAGAGCAAAATGACGAAGCCGAAAGCAACGTTATTGACTTAAAGCGATTGGCAGGAATTTAAAATAAAAAAAGGAAACAGAAATGTCACAAGATTTATTAGAAAGCCGTTGGGGACAAACTAAAGATGCTCTCCTAGAAGGCCTAAGCGGTGGTAAGCGCACATCAATGAGCGTTATCCTCGAAAACACACGTAAGTATTTAAAAGAGAATGCCACAACTGGTGCTACTGGAGCAGGTAACATTGCTACATTGAACCGTGTTATTCTTCCAGTGATTCGTCGTGTAATGCCAACAGTTATCGCTAACGAGTTGGTAGGTGTACAACCAATGACCGGACCTGTAAGTCAGATCCACACATTGCGTGTACGTTATGCTCAAAGCTTAACAGACAATTCATTGGCCGCAACTAACGTTACAGCCGGTGAAGAAGCATTAAGCCCATTCAAGATTGCTACAGCTTATTCTACATTGCCCCAAGCTACAAGTACTGCTAGTGGTTACACTGGCAATAACACAAGCACAATGGAAGGTACTGGCGGTAAGCAAATCAGTATCCAAATCTTGAAACAAGCTGTTGAAGCTAAGACACGTAAGTTACAAGCACGTTGGACATTTGAATCAGCACAAGACGCACAAGCTATGCATGGTATTGACGTTGAAGCAGAAATTATGGCTGCTTTGGCTCAAGAAATCACAGCTGAAATTGACCAAGAAATTCTCTTGTCATTGAGCTCATTGGCTGCTACAGAGTACACATACAACCAAGCTACTGTATCAGGTACAGCTACATTCGTTGGTGATGAGCACGCCGCTTTGGCAGTGTTGATTAACCGCGTTGCTAACTTGATTGCACAGCGCACACGTCGCGGTGCTGGTAATTGGGCCGTTGTTAGCTCTGCTGCCTTAACAGTATTGCAATCTGCTACTACTAGCGCATTTGCTCGTACAACAGAAGGTACTTTCGAAGCTCCTACAAACACCAAGTTTGTTGGTACGTTGAATGGTAGTTTGCGTGTATTCGTAAACAGCTATGCTCCTGATACACAACCTGTATTGGTTGGATATAAAGGTTCTAGTGAAGCAGACGCTGCCGCTTTCTATTGCCCATATATTCCGTTGATGAGCAGTGGTGTTGTTTTAGATCCATCAACATTCGAACCAGTAGTTTCTTTCATGACAAGATATGGGTTCGTCGAATTGACCAATACTGCCAGTTCGTTCGGCAATGCGGCCGATTATGTCGGTGAGATAGCGGTGCAAAATTTGAGCTTTTCCTGATCGAAAAACTTATTTTCTCAAGGGATGGGAAGAACAAAAAGACACTTTCGGGTGTCTTTTTTGTCGACTTAAGTTTTTAATATTAATACGGCATTACCACAATCCCAATAACGTCTATACCCAGCAGTAAACATATTAATAGATTCAGATAATGATGGATCAAACGTAGGAAGCCAAGATTTTAAATTATTTTTTTGACATTTATATCTTGATATAGGAATATTACCATCAGTCCAAAAATAACCTGGACCAGTATCTTTTATTTTAGTAAAGCCAGCCTTGATATAACTATTACCTCTAGACTTACTTAAATCACAATAGCTAACTATTGTTGAGTTAGAGTACAATAGTTTAATCTTACTGACTAATTTACTTACACCGCCTACTATAGTATAATTTAGTTTAGTACACATTCTCAGTACTTCGTAATCAGCGTCTTTTTTGAATCTAGATTTACCTAACGACATCAACATAACTAATTCATTATTATAGTATAGCCCAACACAACTAGTCGATGGAATAGCTCCTTGAAGATGATTGGCATTTAAAAAATTTTTTTCTGTGGTTTTGTCAACTGATTGTACTTGACATTTGCGCGCCGCTATTTTTTGACTAAACCCAAGTCTAGCATTTAACATTGATTTAATAATGTCATTTTTATTATTCCATTCATAGTCAGTTATATGAAGAAGACTTACATTTTGTTCGGCTGCTGATTTTGTTTTGTTGCTATGTTTTAATCTGTCTTCTTTTTTTCCTTTACTAGGATGATGACTGTGCCATCTCAGGCCATTAACTTCTATGCCTATATTAGCCGACGATATGTAAATATCAATTTCTTTTGGTTTAATTATTGTTCTATCAGAATCTACAACAGCTAACCCTAAACTTTTAACATAATTAGAAATTTTAATTTCAGTTAATGATCTTAAACTAGTTGGTCTAATTGTAAATCCAAATCGATTACAGTAATCGCCTACGGTGCTATAATATACATCTAACTCATCAGCAATTTCACTAAGTGATCGTTTTTTTGTATTATATTCGGTATTAAGCCAATCATAATCTGTTAATTTTTCATGTGTAATTAATGGTATTTTTGGTTTTGTCCAAATATATTGTATGTCTTCCCGTTGTGAGTTAAATTCACACCCATATTTTTCTAACATTGTTTTTGCTCTAGTATTGTTAATAGCATCGTTTTCTTCTTTTGTGTAATTTTGTTTAGTAGCAGATACATTATTTGAAATATTTTCTTTGGTACAAGGACATATAGCCGCCGGTCCGCAACCAACAAACCCATCATTAAATCTATTGAGTTTTTTGGTTTTTCCGTGTTTACATAAATCAGTAACTTGATATATGGCACTATACATCATCGTTGGAAAATGTGTATGTTTTATTAAAGCATTATCGTTAACCCATTGTAATAGTATTGGATCTTTTTTGATTAACTTACTGTAATGTTTTGGATGATTTTTCACCAGTTCTAATAGTTTATTTTTCATGTTGATGTATTTGCCTTTTAATACATTATATATTGAAATCAAATATCTGTCAACAGTTAACTTCAACCAAAATAATTGACTGTAAAATCAATAACTGCTACAGTTAAATATTAATAACTACTCTGGCACTATTATGGCTAAATCGCATTATTTAAACTTTAATGAGTACGCTCAAAACGATCACAACTACCTTATACGAGCTCTTAAAAGCGAGCTACACAAAGCGCAAGCAAAAATAGAATTTCGCGATGGAACTACTTATCACGTTACTAAATCTGGTAGCCGTTACTGGGAAAAGAATGGAAGAACTCATAATGAAAATGGACCAGCGGCAGATTATGGACATGGTAGATGGTACAGTTTATTTGGTGTTACGTTTCAAGAAGATGAATTTCCAATAGCAGTAAATAGGTTAAATTTTTTGCGACTACAAACAAATAACGAATTAGAACCGCTTGTAGAGGAAATAGGCAAAAATATGAGTTACGAAAAGCGACAAGATTTATGGAAAAGCATATTACAGGGAAATACAGATTCTACAGTAATGATTGGCTCTCTAAAAAAGTTATCGGCCCAATACAAAAAACTTACAAAAATGGGCGATAAGTTTATCCAAGACTTTTCTTAATACGCTTCTTGTTGGCACGGTGACAACTGTAAAAATAAATATTAACAAATTAAATAACACAAAGGAACAGTTATGAATAAAGAAGACATAGCAAATTTTTGGGAACAAAAACTCAAGAAGCACAATGAAAAATTACGTAATCGCGGAATTGTAGTTGACGAAGATTTGTCAAATAAACCATTAGCTGAAACAACTCAAGAATATAACGAATCAATGCGAAAACTAAATGAGGAATTTAAAAATGCTAATACGCGAAATAGAAAATTCCAATAACAACACTAACAAAGTTGATCAATTATTATTAATGATTTGTATTAAGTATGGATTTCAACTTTCAGAAATTACAAGTGAACCTGATCAAATTGTCAAACAAATTAAAAACGGTGAGCGTACTCAGCAAAATGGAAAACAATTGTTATTAAGCAAAACTAAACTAATTACTGCTATTTTTTCTAATACTAAAATGTGGAACGAATTAAGTTCAACAGCAGATGAAATGAACACCGCAAATGCCGCATGGGATCGTCTCGAACAAATTGAAAATAATATATTAGATTTAATTGATACGCTGTAGTTGGCACGGCGACAACTGTAAAAATAAATATTAACAAATTAAATAACGCGAAGGAACACAAGTGAAAAATGACAAATTAAAAGAATTTACCCAAACTACTAACACTACTAACACTACTACAAGTAAACAAAAGATATTTGCTGATATTGTACAGTTAACAGAATATGTTAAGAAAATAAACCAACAACTACGAGTAAAGTTAAAAAATCGCAATGAAAATTCGTGAAATAACGCTGTAAATATTGATACCAGTTGTAATCTAGTATGTTATTTTACTCGCCAGTGATAGCATAAATATAATAAATACATTATTATACAAGGACTCATTATGGCATCAGCAACACTAGGACCAGGAATTACAGTAGGACCAGGCATTAAAATGACCGCTGGCACGGCTTATGTTGCCAGCGGATTAGAGGTATACTACGATATTGCCAATCCCACAAGTTATAGTGGTAGTGGTGCCACAATAACTGATTTATCAGGAAAAAACAATACAGGAACGATATTATTTGGTAAAAGTGCCCCATCAGTTTTGCCCACTTATTCTTCCAGCAACGGCGGGTATTTAACATTTAACTCTACGGGCAACACACAGTTTATTTCCATTAGCAACACTACTAGTTACAGTACATACACGTTGAGTTTTTGGGTTTACATGCTGTCGTATTCTCCCTCAGGCAACATCAATACGTTTTTTGAAACAGGTAATGATAATTCTACATTTTATCAACAAACGCAATCAAACGGAAATCATTTATTAGCCTCTTGGAATGGCAGTAGCAGTGCTTTTGGTAATCCAATTACCACAAACACTTGGTATAATCTTGTGGTTACTGTAAATCCTTCAGGCTTGACGAGATATGTAAATGGCAGTGTAGATGTTAATCTAGCTGGATATGTAGCAAATATACAACCAGGGCCTGCTAGCGGAACAGATTTTACTGGTCATTATATTTTAATGGCAGGATTTCCAATGACTTACACACCAGGAAATTACGAAACGCGAGTCATAAATGGTAATTTCGCACAATTTATGTTGTATAATCGCGCATTGACTTCTGCTGAAGTATTGACCAACTTTAACAGTTTCCGTGGTAGATACGGTGTATAAATAAATTAACATAGAGAAAATAACATGGCATTACAAATAGGATCAGGAATTAGTATAGGAAGTGGCATTGCTGTAATTAACTCAACATTGCCCGTAGTATCACAAGGGTTGAATTTAAACTATGACCTCAGCGTTGGAAATATCGCCACCTCGTTCGCGGCCAATATATTACCTGATTCAAGTGTATCAAATATCTCAGCAAATATACAACCTGGTACTAGTATTTCTTATACATCAGCCAATGCATCTGCGTCAACACCAGGATTTCTTCACTTCCCAAACGCGGCATCTTCGGGTAATTTTGCCGAAACTTCTCAAGCCCCAAGTGATGTACACTATCACGGTAGCATGGGAATTTGGTTTAGAATACCGTCAACTTTTACTGGCACTAACAAGCTAGCAGGTTTAGAAAATAATAATAATTTTTCAACACCTGCCTCTAATTACGATAAAACTACGTTTTTAACAGGTGGCGGCAATATTTCTTCCGGTTTTTATAGCGGTGGCCCTCAATTGGTCACTATATCAAATAATAATTACAATGATAACAAATGGCATTATGCCGTAGCAACTTGGCAAGCAGGGGCGAATTATACTTTGTATGTTGACGGAGTAACTCAATCGTCTATTTCATATAGTGTTGCTCAAGTATCAGCATTCACTCCGGCGTATTGGCGTGTTGGTGGATATAGATTAGCTGGTTGGGGCCAGGCAGACACTAACTTCACTGGAGATATAGCCATGTTCCAAACGTACAACCGTGCGCTGACACAGTATGAAGTGTATCAAAATTTCACAGCGTCCAGAAACATATTCGGCGTTTAATTAATTTAATTTATAAAGAAGAACTAACATGTCATTACAAATAGGATCAGGAATAACAATCGAATCAGGTATATCAGTAGTACCTCAACCAACAGTATATGTTTCACAAGGACTACAGCTTTACTTGGACGCAGGACTTACTTCAAGTTATCCTGGAGCAGGCCCAACTTGGTTTGACCTAAGCGGTAATGGCAACAATTTAACTTTTGCTAGCCCCGGACCACCTGCTCCTATATACAACACTGCCAACGGCGGGTATTTTGACATGACTAATTCAGGAGGGTGGGGGTGGCAAAATTATGCGACTACTAATATGCCAAACTCTGCCGGATCTCCTTTTTGTTTATCTGCTTGGGTAAGACCAAATATTTATTGGTCTAATACTTCTAGTGCCGGAGATGAAAATAGAATATTTAGCATAGGAGGCAGTGGTTTTGGGAGTGCTCCTGGGTCAAACACTGGTATCAATCGTTTATCAACATATTATAGTCCAAGTCGTCCGCAGCCTTTCTTAGCTATAAATTGGGACAATGTAAGTACTTTTTATGGATACCCTACTCAACCTGCCGCAGGATGGAGTAGTTGGGTACACCTTGCTTCAAACTATGACGGCACTACTAGATCCTTATGGGTCAACGGAGTTATGGTTAAATCTGACCTTCCAGCTAGCTCGGTTTATCCTGCGACCAAGAGATCGATTACATTATGTAATTCTAACAGTACCTTTCGAGATTATATATCAGTAGCAATGGTTTACAATCGTGGGTTAACGTCTACTGAGATACTACAAAACTTTACTGCCTTTCGCAGTAGATACGGTGTATAATTAAATTAACATAGAAAGAAAATAACATGGCATTAACAAAACCAAAAACAACACACAGTTTAAGAAAGCAACACAATACAATCCAATAAAGAACACCGCGAACCCACTGCAGACAAAAGAACAGACCAGTAGGTAACAATACTACCAGCC